GATGTCTACCCAGAATGCAAATTCTGTAGCTGTTACAGGCGGGACAATAAATGGCACTACCATAGGTGCTACAACTGCTACAACTGGTGCATTTACAACAGTTACTGCATCTACAAGCCTTACGACTCCTACAGTTCAAGCAACAAACTCAAGTGGTTTGAGCCTAAAAAACTCTGCTGGTACGACCCAATTAAGCATGGGTGGTGGTGGTGGAGATAATTTATCACTGCTTGTATCAACAAATATCAATGGAACAAATGCACAAATTGATATTAGCCCAACAGGTACAGGTCATGTTCACATAAAACCTACTGGTTCAGGCTCAATAGAAGTTGCCCCAACAAATGTTGGAACAATAAACAACATGACAATAGGTGCAACAACACCTAGAAATGGTAGTTTTGTTGATTTAAGCGTAACTGGAACAACAAGTTTTGATGGTAGTCAAGGCACTGTTGGTCAGGTTCTTACCTCTGCTGGAACAGGTGCTACACCTACTTGGACTACACCAACTACAGGGACTGTAACTTCTGTTACAGGCACTTCTCCTATTGCATCTAGCGGTGGCACTACCCCTGATATTTCATTGGCGGCAAATTATGGTGACACTCAGAACCCTTACGCATCTAAGACTGCAAACTTTGTCTTAGCCGCACCTAATGGGTCTTCTGGTGTACCGACATTCAGGGCAGTTGTTGCCGCTGATATTCCTACACTCAATCAAAATACCACTGGTACTGCAAGCAATGTCACTGGTACTGTTGCAATTGGAAATGGTGGTACTGGTCAGACTACTGCAACAGCGGCATTTGATGCTCTTGCACCTAGCCAAACAAGCAATTCGGGTAAATACCTAACTACCAATGGCTCTACAACCAGTTGGGCAACAGTTACCGCTGGCGCAAGTATCAGCAACGACACAAGTACCTCAACCAATGTCTATCCACTGTTTGCAAATGCTACAAGTGGTACGCCAAGTACGATTTACACTGGCAATGCCAAGTTGCTTTATAAGCCTAGCACTGGTGAGTTGCAGTCAACTGTTTTGGTCGCAAGCAATGGAATTGTTGTTAATTCGCAAACAATTTCTGCTGACTACACAATTGCGGCTGGCAACAATGGAATGAGTGCAGGAACTGTATCTGTTAATTCTGGCATTACTGTCACAGTTTCAACTGGTTCAGTTTGGACTGTAATTTAAAGGAAAAAAATGTCTCTAGTAGCCATATCAGGAAATGCAAGCGGTACAGGAACGCTGACCATTGCCGCACCTAATACAAACAGCAATTACACGCTGACACTTCCAGCACTGACAGGAACTATTCTTACAAATAAGACAGCAGGAACTGTGTTGCAAGTTGTTAGCGCAACCAAGACAGATACTTTTTCAACTTCAAACACTTCTTACACCGCAACGGGGTTATCTACGGCAATCACACCAAGCTCAACAAGCTCAAAAGTATTGGTAATTATTAGCGCACAAATTGGTATTACAGCAAACGGATATGGCTCATTACAATTGTTTCGGGGTGGTTCAGTCATAAGCGGGTCAACAGGAGATGCCGCTGGGTCAAGATTAAGGTCTAGTTCTGGAAATACTATTTATAGCAATAGCACTTCTAGTCTTCACTCAATGACGATTATGTATCTTGATTCTCCATCATCAATTTCTTCTTTGACTTATGAGTTGTACATAAGAAAAGGAGCGGAAGCCGCAACATTGTATTTGAATAGGACGGGTGGTGAGGGAGACAACGAAAACCATGTCCGTGGTGCATCAACAATAACAGTTATGGAGATTGCGGCATGAATCACAATGCAATTTATGCACTCTATCCAAATGTTGTCACTGTTGACGATGGCACAGGTGCATTTGACAAAGATGGCAACAAAGTAAATATTGACATGGTGGCAGTCAGTGCGTGGGTTGACCCAAACGCATATAAAGTCAAACGAGCATCAGAATATCCACCAATCACAGACTATCTTGATGGCATAGTCAAAGGCGATCAAGCGCAGATTGACAAGTACATTGCTGATTGCCAAGCAATCAAAGCAAAATATCCCAAGGTGACAGCATGACCATAGCAATATCAGGAACAACTGGACAAAGCAAATGACAGCAAAACTTGATGGCACAAACGGACTGATTCAACAGTACGACTACCAAGCCCCAACAACGGGGTTTTCCTACACGTTCGCCGCTGGTACACAAGTATTGGTAATGAACCCCGCTGGAACATTGGCAACAGGCACAATCACAATGCCAGCATCCCCTGCGGATGGCATGACCATTACATTTAGTTCAACACAGACCATTACAGCATTGACTGTTCAAGGCAATACAGGTCAGAGCATTACTGGTCAACCAACTACTTTTGGCGCTGGTTCTGCGGCAACCTTTGTTTATCGTTTGTCAAATACAACTTGGTATCCAAACACTGCTAATGCAAATGGAACGCTGACAAACGCAACGCTTGTAACCCCAAACATCAATTCAGCACAAGTTCCAACAATTTCAGGCACTGCGCCTTTGTATATGTGCAGAGCATGGGTGAACTTCAATGGAACTGGAACTGTTGCAATTAGAGCAAGTGCTAATGTAAGTTCAATTACAGATAATGGTACTGGACTTTATACAGTTAACTTTACAACAGCAATGCCAGATGCAAATTATTCCGCTGTTGGAACTTGTAACTTTGAGGTAGATGTAGGTTTACCATTTAATACAAGAACACTTGCAACAAGTTCTGCTGGTGTTGAAACATACAGACCATATCCATACAACACAGCCGTTGATGTAAGTACAGTAAGCCTTGCAATTTTCAGATAAGGATAACAATGACAACTCTAATAAGCGGAACAGCAGGAGTTACATTCCCCGCAGGAGGCGTAGGTAATCCTGCTGGTGCTGTTGTTGGCACTACTGACACACAGACACTGACAAACAAGACACTGACAAGCGCAACGCTGACAACACCAAACATTGATTCAGCACAATTTGCTACTGTTTCAGGTACAGCACCAATTTATCCTTGTCGTGCTTGGGTGAACTTCAACGGCACAGGTACTGTGGCAATTCGTGGTAGTGGTAATGTGACCAGTATTACAGATAACGGATCAGGTAATTACACAATTAACTTTACTACTGCAATGCCTGATGTAAATTACTCTGCTGTAGGCTCAGCAAAATATAACGCCTCTGCTGAAGGACAAAATTTGCGTTTTGGCTCAAGCACTTATGCATCAGATGTCACAACAACAGCATTAAAAGTTCAGATAACAAATGGAGGCAACGCAGCTTTAACAGATTCAGAAATGATTTCAGTTGCTATTTTTCGCTAAAAGGACAAACATGAACTCAAGAATTATTTACCCAAACAATGATGGCGGCGTAGCAGTCATCATTCCAGCCGTTGAGTGCGGTTTAACCATTGAGGAAATTGCCGCCAAGGATGTTCCTGAAGGCAAACCTTATAAGATTGTGGATGTCGCTGACATCCCATCAGACCGCACATTTAGATCAGCATGGGAGTACACATGAGCATTACCATTAACATTGACAAAGCCAAGACCATTGCCCATGATGCTAGACGCACAGCACGATCTGCTGAATTTGCGCCTTTGGACATTAAGGCAACCATTCCATCTGAAGCAACAGCGGCAGAGGCGGCAAGGGCGGCAGTCAGAGCCAAGTACGCCACCATGCAGACAGCCATTGATGCGGCAACCACGCCTGACGAGATCAAAGCGGCTATGCCATGACCCCAGAACTACAAAAGTATTACGAATCCCGATTTGAAATGATGGGGATGGAGGGTTGGAAGGATTTAATTATTGATATTGACAATATGATAGAGTCACTCAATAATATAAGCGTAATTCCTGATGAAAAGACTTTGCAGTTCCGCAAAGGAGAACTTTCCATCTTGACTTGGCTGAAAACTTTGAAAGAAGTCAGCGAACGAGCCTACGAGGAATTGAATGAAAAGAATGTATGAATTTGTCTGCGAAAGTGGACACAGAATTGAGAGATACTGCGATTATGAGGCGCAAGTAGCTCAATGTGAGTGCGGTGGTTCAGCCAATCGCACAATCAGCGCACCAAGCGTCAACTTGGAAGGTTGGTCGGGTCATTTTCCATCTTCATGGATGAAATTTGACAAGAAACACCGAGATAAGTTGGCGCATGAGCGCAAAGCCACAACATAAGCATTTATGCCGTTGTGTATCCTAGAACCCAAAAGTGGCAGGAAAAAGGAAAAATATGTTGATTGATAACCCAGACGAGTCGCAGAGTGAGTTAGACATTGTTGAGAGTCAGAAACTTGACTCAATCCTTGAGCAATCGTCAGATGATGTCCCTGAAAAATACAAGGGAAAACACCTATCTGACATTATTAAGATGCACCAAGAGGCTGAAAAGCTCATTGGTAAGCAAGCTCAAGAGGTTGGTGAGGTTAGAAAACTCGCAGATGAACTCATCAAGCAAAACCTTGCTGGCAAAGCTCAACCTATTAAAGAGGAAGAACCCGAAGTAGATTTTTTCGAGAATCCACAGGCGGCTGTTCGTAAGACTGTTGACAATCATCCTGATGTACTTGCGGCTAGACAAGCTAGTCAAGACTTCAAGAAGATGCAGATTCAGCAAAAGCTGGCGCAAGAACACCCTGATTTCGGTCAGATTGTTCAAGACCAAGACTTTGCAAATTGGGTGAAATCTTCACCTGTTCGCATTGGTTTGTATGCAAAAGCAGATGGTGAGTTTGACTATGACAGTGCTAACGAATTGTTAAGCACCTACAAGCAATTGAAGGGCATTAAGGCAAAGCAGACTAGCGAAGCAGGGGAAACCCAACGCAAGTCGAACCTTAAGGCGGCAACTGTTGATGTTGGTGGCACTGGAGAGTCTGGAAAAAGAGTTTACCGAAGGGCTGACCTTATTCGGCTGAAGATGCAAGACCCTGCAAGATACGATGCCCTCAGTGATGAAATCATGGCGGCATACGCAGAAGGCAGAGTTAAGTAACCCTAACTTTTGATCTTTTTGGAGTACACAAATGGCAACATCATTTTCCCCCACCAATTCGGTGACCACAACCACAGCGGCTAATTTCATCCCTGAAATTTGGTCAGACGAAATCGTTGCGGCTTATAAGAAGAACCTCGTTTTAGCCAACTTGGTTATGAAGATGAACTTCAAGGGCAAGAAAGGTGACACTGTTCACATTCCTGCACCTACCCGTGGTTCTGCTTCTGCTAAAGCCGCTGAGACAGCAGTCACTTTGATTGCCGCTACTGAGTCTGAAGTCCAAGTGTCTATCAACAAGCACTATGAATATAGCCGCTTGATCGAAGACATCGTGGAAGCACAAGCTCTGAACTCCATGCGTCAGTTCTACACTTCTGATGCTGGCTACGCCTTGGCTCGTCAAGTTGATACCGACTTGGTGCAGTTGGGTCGTTTGGCTAATGGTGGTTCTACTGGTGCTCAGTACGGCTCTGCTTTCATCGGTGGTGACGGCACAACAACCTTTGACTACACCGCAAACACCAACACTGGTAATGCGTCTGCTTTGACTGATGCCGCAATTCGCCGCACCATTCAGCGTTTGGATGACAATGACACTCCTATGGATGGTCGTTTCTTCCTGATTCCTCCATCAAGCCGCAACACTCTGATGGGTCTGGCTCGCTACACCGAACAAGCATTTGTCGGTAATGGCAACGCTATCCAGAATGGTGAAATCGGTAACCTGTATGGTATCCCTGTGTTCACTTCTAGCAATGCTGACTCAGCTTCTGCAACTGCCGCTTTCCCAACCAGCGGTTCTGCAATTGCTCGTGTCTGCTTGATGGGTCACAAGGACTCTATGGTTCTGGTTGAGCAAGTTGGTGTGCGTTCACAAGTTCAGTACAAGCAAGAATACCTTGCAACACTGTTCACAAGTGACACTCTGTATGGCGTAGCCGCCTTGCGTAGTGCCGCTACTGTGGGTGCGGCTAAGTCCTCATCCATGTTTGCTTTGGTTGTTCCTAGCTAATTGCAGTTGTCCCTCCTACTTCTAGCGATAGGGGTAGGGGGACTTTTTTAACCTATTAGGAGAAACAAAAATGGCAGCAGCAACAGCAGTCGTTTCCCGCAGGGGCAATGACCAATTTCGTGGATTGTTTACAGACACTTGGGATGTTTCCTGTACTTTAGATAGCGCATCAGTTGGTACTGGTGCTACAGCTACAGATACAGTAACTGTTTCAGGCGTTGTTTTGGGTGACATGGTTATCGGTATGTCAGTTGGTGTAAGTGAAGCTGGATTGGTTCGTAGAGCCTATGTCTCAGCCGCTAACACTGTGACTATCGTGACTTACAACCCAACAGCAGGTTCTGTGAACTTGGATTCAACTACACTGCAACTCGTTATTTGTCGTGCTGTAGTTTAATGATAGGGGGGCTAGTCCCCCCTTTCTTATTTAAGGGGTTTTATGGCTACTTTTCGTTGTCTTCAATCGGGTAATTGTGTGACTTTTACCCTCCAACATGACATTGACTCTATGAAGGGTCATCAGGGTTATGTGAGAGTTGATGAACCAGAAGTAACCATAGAATCTGTAGAATCAGAAGTTAGAACAGATACCGCCTTTCGTGCGCCTGTCATCCCCACAATTAAGCGTATGGGTAGACCAAGAAAGGTAGCAAATGTCTGATATTGATGCTAGAGATTTTGGCAAATTAGAGGCTCAAGTAGAAGCACTCCAAAAGGAGATGCACTTACTTAGTAGCGATGTAAAAGCCTTACTTGAACTTGCCAATAAAGGCAAAGGTGGATTTTGGATGGGTATGACTATCGCTTCATTCATGGGCGGTGTGATTACCTTTGTTGCTGATCGACTCTGGAAATAAGGAGAATACTATGCCTTCAGTTGGAAAAAAGAAGTTTCCCTACACCGAAAAAGGGGAAAAAGAAGCAAAAGAATACGGCAAGAAAAAGGGTATTCCTGTGACTGTCATGGTTGCTATTGGCAAGCCAAAGGGTCTGCCTACTCGTGGTGGTAGAACTGCTACCAACATGATGAAAAAATCTTCAAGAGGTAAATAATGTCTACATTCCAATTAGACCCCAATCAAGTTGCCTTGGGCGTTCCAAGTTTAGGCACTACGCAGATTTTTACAGTTACCAATTCAAGTGTTCAATCAACTGCTTTTGGTGCATCAACCACCATGATTCGTGTATCTTGTTCTTTAGGACACTGCCATTTTCAAATTGGTACAAACCCAACAGCAAGCATAACAACCTCTCCAATGATGCCTAATAACTTTTCTGAGATTATTAAGGTAAGTGCAGGGCAAAAGATTGCTGTCATCAAGGATGCTACTGTTGCGGCATCAACCTTTTGTGTTACGGAGTTAGTATGAAAACCAAAGCACAAAAAAAGGTTAGCAAGGTAATGCGTGAATATAAGGCAGGAGAACTGCACTCTGGCTCTAAAAAAGGGAAGGTTGTGACCAATCCAAAACAAGCGGTGGCAATTGCCTTGTCTGAGGCAGGAATGTCCAAGCCTAAGAAGAAAATGAAATGAAACAGGGTCTTTATGCCAATAT